AATTCACCTACATTTACCATTTACATTCCCTCTTTGCTTCAAAATAAAAGACAACCGGCGATAAAACCGATTGCCCCATACTTAAATATAAAAAATTTCCACTTCAAAATTTCCAATATAATCATTATTTACTGTATTCGCGATATTAAGCTTTAAATTCTGACCTTTTGCAAATTTAGCACTATATGTCGTTTGTGCTGCGGCTATAGTATTAATAGCCGTTGGGTAAACAGAATTGATACTAATATCATTTAAAAAGAATGCTATTCCATTGCTAGCAACAGTAATATACCCAGACGACTCTATACTAACAACACGCATATCTTCTTTAACTTTTATATTTAACGTTCTTGAGTCTTTAGTCAATCGACATCGCAACGACTTAATTTCATCTACAAATGGTAGAATTTCAAGCAAATCCCCTTCCAATTTGCTGATTTGTCCAACGTAGCTCTGATTAAACTGTTTAAATGTCGAGGTTTTTCCGACTACAAAAACTCGTCTAAATGGATAGAGTGCGTTGTTTGCGAATACGATATCGTTTGCCTTTTGAATAAATACTTCTGCTTCGTTATCTATTCTGTACGTTAGACAATTGTTTTTTAACAAATTATTGGTGATTGTTGGCTGCGATGTGGTACCATTGCCTTCTTGATTCAAATAAATCGCTGGCGCATTGTTATTCTGAATATTGTTATTATTAACAATCAATCGTTGTGTGTTTTTCCCGTAAATTCCATACCCGTTTGCAGGATTAGAATTACCACATCCAAAAATCAAATTATTAGATATCTCTACTCTATTTGTATCTTGTGTATATATCCCCATTTCGGCGTTAGCAGAACAGTCATTATTATAAACACGAACGTTTAAGCCATCATCTTTCACCAAAATTCCATGTTTATTTTTCGAACAAAAATTGTCGTGGATTTTACCATTACTGCCCGCCTTTTCCGCAATAATGCCTGAATAATAATTATCGTTACTCGTACAATTTGCAATTTCATAATCGATGCAGTCTGATACCGCTAATCCCGATTGACGAAAAGAATTGGAACAATCACAGTTGAAATACTTTATTTTTCTGCTGCTTATCGAGACAATTGGCCATGCTCCAAAATTTCTGCCGCTAACATTTTCGATCAAGATCTGCTCGCAATTATGCAGATAGATACCCGAATTACCTGCTTCAGGATTTGTGTCAGACACAATATCATTACCACTCATCTTAAAATTTTTGAAAGTCAAATTACTTTTAGAATCACCATTAAAAAGATTATACGTACCTTCAAAGTTAATCAATACATCACCTTGTCCTTCGATAAAAGTATTATTGACCAAATTGATTGACTTTTTAATGATGTATTCACCTTGGGGGATAACGATATGCGGATTACTGTTGAGTGCTGCTTGTATCGCAATTGTGTCATCGGTTACACCATCACCAACAGCCCCAAACCATTTTACGTTTGCTCCACGCTCAAAATTCTCATTGTAGACGCGCTCCATAAATGATTTTTCTGCTTCAAAATCCCTAAAATCTGAATCTTTACCTGTTTTATCCCTAAGTGACTGATAAAGCAACATTAAATTTCCAGCCGCATCTTCTGATAGTTGATCTTTAATTTCTTCATACCAAGCTTCAAAGTCTGTTTGTCCACTATCCATAAATTCTTTTAGCAAACGTAATAGGTCTTCAAACGTCCAGACGTACGTACTACCGTCTTTCTTAACTTCTGTTATACCGTCACTAAAAACATTCTTGATAACATTAAAATAAAAATCACGAGTCGTAAATTGCTCCACGAACTCGTGATTATCTTTCATCCTTCTAAAACTAAAATATCCAGTTTGACGGCCTAACTGTTGCCAGTCTTCAGCACGCATTGTGTACTCTAGTTGACCATTTTTTGGGCTCGTCATCTCACTGCTCGAAAGCTTTTGCTCAATGATTCCAAGGCCTACTGATTGACCTAATTTGGCGCAGAAAAAGACTTGCAGACCTTCGTAGCTTTTTGGCACACCATTCTCAGTTATCTGAACGACTAAGGTCTGCGTCTGTTCATCAGCTTGCCGAATCTTAATCAAACCAACGTCGTTGTTTGGCTCTGTAGTACTAAGCGTTAATTCATATCGTATTGCCAAAATAGATCACTCCTTTAAAATTTCATTTTTGTACGTGGGTTAACAAAATCGGAATTACTTGGCCAAAGACCATTTTTAAAGAACTGAAAATGTAAATGTTCTCCAGTTGATGGACCAGTAGTCCCCATATTTCCGATTTGTTGTCCTTTGGTCACCGACTGACCTTCCGATACTTTTAAGACAGATTGATGTGCATATCCAGTGTACCAACCATCAGAATGTTTGATTACTACATAATTACCGTACCATGCCGGATAACTGCCGGCAACTACGACAGTCCCTGCATCAGCAGCATAAATTGGAGTGTTTGGATTTCCGTTCACTAAATCAATTCCATTGTGTAGTTCCTGCTCACCAGTAATGGGTGAAGTTCTCCACCCAAATTCAGATGTGACGGTAATAGGTTTAGCGATTGGTAAAAAATAATCTCCCGAACTACCTTCAGTCACTTTTACATATTGACGAATCATAGCAGCATAATGGAAGTTACCTCCATTGACGTATAAATAGGTCCGTCCGTCAGCTTGTGATACTGCATTAACGTATGGATATGTGGCGCCGGTGGTATTACCAAGTGAAGGAGCAACCACATCACGAGAGTATATTTCAGCTAGGTCAGTAGTATTTTTGCCACCACGACTTGCTAGCCAGGACACATAAGCAGTCCCAAAATTATAACTTTGCATTGCACCCCAGACATCCACGCCTTTAGCAAATGATGATTTTAGAACATCTGCCAAATGTTTACATCCTTGTTTGACAGACGCTTCACCCGTCAAATATCCAGGGCCGGGATAACCAGCTGATTCTGACGATTGCATAATGTCATCTGTGCCATCCGTACTGGCATTTTCCACTTGAATTAATGCATACGCAAGACCGATATATTCACTAATACCATATTCAGCAGTCCACTTCTTTAGCCACGCCACGATATTGGGATTTCCGATGATATTTTGATTAATATTTTGAGGTTCGTAGGTACTACCATCTCCTCCTCCGCCTCCACCAGAACCACCGCCATTGGTGTCGATTTTCACTCCGTTCACATAAAGCTCTTTGACCTCAAGTTTACTTGTCATCTTGACGTCTCCAACAAAAGAAGATTTACCAGCAATGAAGTCACCAACTTCAACAGAAACGGCTTTACCATATTTTGCTTTCAAAACTATATTCCCAGATTTATCAAGCTGTATTCCGGTTTGTTTTAATGCCGACAATTGAATAATCTGTCCACCAGGATCTAAAGTAATAAATAATGAGCGGCCATTATAATCTTCATCTGGAAGGGCTATTCCATCAAATTTCTCACCCTTCGTTCCAATTAGACCTACTGACTCATTATTATTCCAGAATTGCAGGCCTTGTTTAGTTAGCTCCATGAGCTTCAATTTTTCATTCCAAACCTGCAACGTTCCCTTTACTAGTTTTAGAACATCTCCATATGCATTAAAAGAACTCTCAAACACTTCTGCAATAATAGTTCCCACTAAAATGAAATCAGCATTTATTTTTCCGTCCTGTGTAATTGCAAGTCCATATTTACCATCAACACCAGTAGAAGAATACCCAAGTCCACCTAAATTCCATCTCCAAACTTTCTTAGCTTCGGACGCTACAGGTTTATCCATAATTAAAATTTCTGATGGAGCTTTTTCAGGTCTGAAGCGGACATAGCCACCCTTTGTTCCAGTAATCCAACTGCTAGCATTTCTAACAGCTTCAACTAGCATTGTAGTTTTATTTTCTAATTTCGCATTTAAAATTTGAGTTTCGGTTTGAACTGCTGCAGTATATCGTTTACCGGCGCTACCCAAAACAATTGACTTATATTTTTTAAGAGTTGGATACCAAACGTATTCAAACATCCGCTCTTCAAAATATTCATCATATTTTTCATTGTAAACATGGGCCGTATCGCCAAAGTGAAGTTTGTGCAAATCTTGATAAAGATCATAATACTCTTCAGTATATTCAAGCATTGTCATCGATATTTTATGCGTTGAATTTGGTTCATGAACACGATCCTTATCAAATAACGACTTGCCCCATTTTTTTAATTCTTCAATTGTTTTACAATTAGAATTTTCTCTCTTACCGATTTTTCGATTTTTGTCAGTAATTCCTGGCAAGGTGAGATATTTATATACAATTGGTTCCTTATTTTCGTCATAATCATTATCTTCTGTACCACCAATCAAATATAGAGAATTGACAATAGATTCATCATCCACTTCGCTTTCGATTGCCTCTAAATTAATTCCAAAATCAATAGAAAAACCTGAATCCTTTCCAATTCGTTCTACTAGTTTTAGTTCGTAATTGTCAAAATCAAGTTCTCCACCCGTCACACCAACTAGATTTTGCTGACCATTATTACTTCCCCAAATCGCCTCTAGCGGTTTCGCTTCTTTAACAGTAAATTGGTGAAATGTACTCACAGTGGAAGAATATTTAATTTTTTGTTTAAAGGTTAGATTGTTTTGAATTGCGGACATGATTGTTTGGCCATTACCGTAATCAGTAAAGCAATCCTCTACAAAATTATTATTTGCATCAAAAGCAATCGGGCGAGCCGTAACAGATAAAGTTTCTAGGGTCGGTTTAATTTTTGAAATGCGAAAAAATTGCCAAGTATCGTCTTCGCAATATGCTTTGATTACTGCACCCTTTTTCAGCATTTCAGCATTTTTGCCATCTCTGCGATAAGTACCGTAAAAATAGTAACTAGTATTCATCACTCGCGAAATTTCAGGTAATGAATCCCACTCAACTAACATCTCACCCAGTTCTGCTAAATCATCAGGCATATCATCATATACATAAATATACTCGGTAAAATTCATGTAAAAAAATGCATCCAATTCATTCTCCGTCATAGATACACCGCCCCAAATTCCATCAATCCTTTTGTCGCATTACCAGTAAGAATTATTTCATTAATTCCTGGTGTCGATATTGGCCAACTTCCCTTTTTTCGAAGCAATGATTTTTCTTGTGTCACTTTACCAAATTCAGTATTGATTTCAACAATGCCAGGTAAAGCATTAATTACAGTTAAAGATCGACTTCCAATTGTAATGGTGAAATCGCCACCAGTTGCTTCAATCAAGAAGTATGGTTTAGAAATTTCTTGCCCTGGATTCGACCGTACATTTTTCCCTTTAATTATCGGCATTGTCGGTTCGCTCAATCTTTTTTTAAACGGTTGCGAACGGAAAGTAATATCAAACGTATAGAAAATACCCCACTCATTTTGAAATTGAGTAGGGCTTGACGTGCTACATCTTACATCACGATATTTATCGAGGTCATTGTGTGTGATTAATTTTCCCCGGCCTCGAAGCCAACTTTTCACTTCTGCAAGCATATTGAAAGGACAAGTAATGTCTTTAACTTGAAAATCATACGGCGCATAATCTCCAAACCATTCATGAAGACTACCAGATCTACCAAGAGTTTCGATTTCTTCAACTCGTTGATGGGGAGAGATTTCCGGAAGCTCATTTTCTATGATTAATTGCATATCCATCACAGCATTAATTCCATTAAAAATAAAATTTGGCTCGTCTGGATTCATAAAATCTACACTTGTCATGTTGGTATCCCTCCTGCATCAATAATTGCTTGTCTCGCGGATTCTTGTAAATCACGATCCATTTTGAAACGTTCCGATGGATTGTTATAATCAACTTTTCCAAAGTGGTTGTGTTGCTCAATTACAACCCCATTACCAGGAATGCCACGCCCAATTGCCGCTAACGTTTCATCGTTTAGCGGAATCACAGCTTCAGGACCTGCCTCACCAGCCCCTTGCAATTTCCCATTGCTTGCGCCGAAAATCGTCGGCTGAGTAAAAATACCGCCTTTCGCCCGCCAGTCGATACCTAGCGTTGGCAGTTTCCCTTTAACTAGATCACCAATATTCCAGCCTTTTGGCTTCACTTGAAAGTGTGGTAACGGGATTTTTGGTAATTTAAATTGGAAATCAAAGAAACTTTTTAACTTCTCAACCCCACGAGAAACGACTTCTTTGGCTCCGTCCATCATTGCAGAAAATTTATTTTTGATACTGTCTTTGATATCATCGACTTTGTTGGCCACTGAATTGAATTTATCTTTGATCCAGCCAACGACTTTACCGACTTTATCGTTGATCCAGTCCATGATCTTGCCCCAATTTTTTACAACTACGATAATAGCTGCAATCGCTGCTGCTACTAATGCCATTATCCCCAGGACGGGAGCCATACCCGTTGCCGCTACAACACCAATCGTTGCAAGGAGCGGAAGCAAGATCCCCATTGCTGCAATAATGCCGCCAAAAATGATGATCGTTTGCTTGATCTCAGGGTTTAGATTTCGGAACCATTCTGTGAATGATTGAATAGCTGGAATGATCTGCTGTAAGGTATCTAAAAACATGTTCATCGTTTCTTCGCCAAGCGCAGCCATAAACTCGTCCGTCACAGCTCGCATGTTTCCCATTTGGTTTTCATATCCTTCAGATTCACGTGTCGCCTGACCAGTTGCGCCAGCCAATTTCTGCATGTTTTCGATGTATTCTAAGCGTGTCGCTTGTTTCGTCGCTTCATCCATTTTCTGCCATTCGGCGGTACTTTGAACCACGCCTTCTTTAATAGCAAAAGCCGCCATTTGAGTGTCATTAGCAAAAATACCAACCGACTCACCCGCTTCATAGTTTCCTTTCAGAAACGAAGTCAGAGATCCGTTGGCATCTTCAAATGATTGATCGTAAAAAGCCGCAGCATCCGCACTAGCTCGGACTGCTTTTTCTGCTTCTCCAAGCGCATCTTTCGTATCTAAACCAAGTCCTTTAAACATGGAAGTCATCTTAGATAGGTTTGGCGTGATTCGGCTTGGGATCATACCAAATTCATCGCCAAGTGCTTCAGCCGTTTTTGTTGCTTCGTCACTCATATTCCCGAAAACTTGTTTGAATTGAGATTCGTTCGCTTGGAAAGTCGCGGCTGTTTCAATTGAGGTTTGACCAATTTCAATCAATTTGTCTGAAATTTGACTGAGTTGCTGGGAGGCTTCCATCACAGCTTGCGATTGCACAACATCTGTCAGCTTGCCTAGTCCACTTTGAGCCTCATCTCCGGCGGCTTTTGTATCGCGCATTTCAGTATTCAACTGATTAAAAGCCGTTTTCGTTTCGTTCAATTCCGATTCTAGCTTGTTTGCTTCCACAGAATTTTCACCGTATTCATCTTTAACGATGGACAACTGTTTCTCTAAATTGGCAATCTGATCTTCTACGATTTCGGACTGACGACCGAATTTTTCTTGAGCTAAAGCTGCCTTTTCTGATTCCGTAGCATTTTCTCCAAGTTGGCTTTCTAGCAAATCAAACTCACTATTTAATTTCTCTGTTTGAGATTCTAACAATTGGGATTCATCTTGGAGTTTGCTTAATTCGGTTTGATTCTCGCGCGATGATTCCGCTTGATCAGATAGTGCTTCATTGACTTTATCAAGTCGTTGTTCCAAAGATGCCTCTGCCGCTTCGGAATCTTGTAGTTTTCCATACAGGTTATTTAACTGAGCGGTGGTTGCTTGCGTGCTATTTTGCATATTTTCAAACTCAGCTCGTAGTTTAGCTGTCCGTTCGCGCCCGGCTTCAAGTTGTGTTTGCAATTTTTTCTTTTCTGCCGCCAATTTTTCTGTTTCGCTCGCATCTTCCCCCATGGCTTTGATATGAGCGCGATATTCTTTAGCCGCCGCGTTCATAATCGCATTGATATCTTTGATCGTTTTCGCATATTTGACTTGACCGTTCGTTTCAAAATTAAGAACCACCGCATTATCTTTTGTTGCCAAATCTGTCCCTCCTTCCTACAAGAATGGCGTTTGATCTAATGTATATGTCACTTGTTCTTTTTTCAGTGCTTCGGGCTGAGTATATTCCAAATGCTTAATATAAAGCCGTAGCAAAAGACGCGGCTTGATATGCAAAAAATCGTTAATACTCAAATGTAGCAGTCCTGTCGCGATATACAAATAAAAATCCCACGCCAATTCTTGATCATCTTCTGTAATCGGAGTGAACATGTTTATTACTTTTTTGATTCAGTACCCTTTAATCGATCAGTATCTGTTTTTTGGAAGTTTTGAGATTGATAAACATTCAACACTTTTTGAAAAATTCCTTGCAGATCACTGATTGGAATACTTCCTCTGATTTCTTCTGGCGTGCATTCAGTACCGCCAGATCGGATCATTGCATAAATCAACGAATGCATAAGTCTCAACTCATTCTTGCCAAGCTGGACCTTTCCTGTTTTCAACATCCGATTGATATCATTTTCAAAAACCATGTACGGCTTGTTATACGCCTCGGTTACAAAAGCAAAACTTTGCATATCAAAAAGGATGGGAATGTCTACTCCTTGAATGCAGATCGTATCGCGATTAATATCGACGTTTACTAAATCCTTTAGTCTAGCCATTTTGTACACCAGCCTCAGGCGCTAATGTTTCGAGTTGTGTTTCATCACAAACGACTTGTTTTAGAAAATCTTCAACTGTGACCTTCGATACGGCGTTCGTTTCATCTCCATCCCAAAAATCGACTTCTGTGTTTTTGTTAAACAACAAAGGCAATGCCTCAACAACATATTGCTGATCCGGAATATCCATTTCTTCTGTTAACGTCTGATAGCTTTCTTCTGCCGGCGTCAATTTGCAACGTGGATACCAGCGCGCTTTTTTCGTCCCGTCATTTAACGGGAAGACCACGCCGATCGCAAACTTTGGAAACTCTTTCGGATTAGAATTATTGAACGCTACACCTTTTTCACGCGCGCTGCCTTTCATCTTGTCCAAAATCACTTGATCTAATCCTGCCAAATCAAAGGTTAGCGTATACTTGGTATTGCGGGTAATGCTGATAATTAATTGATTACTTGCCCATTTATCGAATGTGGTTGAATTTCCAGCGATACCGAGTTTGACAATATTTGTTTGGGAAAATACTTCTGTGTCATACGTTGGCAAAGCTTGCGCTGTATCTTGTCCATCTAACATAAAACAAATATAAAAATCTTCAATTCCGACTGGATATTGAATTGGTTTATTAACAACTGCCATATTGTGTGCCTCCTAAAGTTTTTTGAGTATATCTTCTTTCATCATTTTTTCGAGTTTACTTTTTTCAGTATCTATCGTTCTTCGAATCGTTTGAGTACCGCGCACTCGTCCTTTTCCATTCGATTTTTTATGCCCATGCTCCTTGAGATACCAGTACCAGCCATAGTCTTCAAAGATAACCATCACTTTATCTCCTTCGACAATTACCGTTAAGGCATCCGCCATGTGTTTTTTGTCAATTGAGGATCGTAAGAGCTGTGGTCGAAGTACTTTTACAAAATAGTCTGCCGCTTTTTTTCGTGCTTCGATTGTCGTCTTTTGATTGATATTGACGAGTGTTTTTAGTTGCTGTACTGCTTTTTCAAATCCATTACTAGCCATGTTTTCGACACCTCACATAAGTCACAAATTGCGTGATCGTTTCGTCATTTTCATCATAGCTACCGCCTTTAAAATTTGAGTACAGCACGCCGTTTTCTTGCAATGCTTTCTTCAAAACATCAAGCTCTGATTCGATACCTCGTGTGATATAGGCTAATTGATACTCTTGAAACTCTCTGACTACGTAGTTTCCCGCGAGTTTTTGAACATCGCCAACGTATTCATAAATCAAATATGGATAATCCTGATTAGATGGAGCGTTGTCTCGCCAATATTTGATACCAGCTTGCTTGAAAAGTTGCTTTAATTCTTCCAAATTAATCAACATAGGCTAAGCTCAACTCCATTTCTCTTGTGTTCGGATTCGTGTAAATACGTGTGATGTTATACGCAATACCGTCAATTTTAACGCCGTTTGTCTTCTCTGTGATAGATTTATCCCAACGACATTTAATTCGCCGGACAACGTTTGTTTTGGCTTGCTGAGAGAGATATTTTTCTTCGGCTGTAATGCCGATTTCAACAAAGTAAATATCTCGGACTTTCGTGCGGACTTCTTTTGGTCGATCGTATTCATCCACAGTATCGGTTATGGCTTGCAGTTCAGCTTTCCACTTCAGACTGTTCAGCAGGCTCATCTGTCAGCACCTCCAAACCAAAAATAGGTTCCAATGCTTGCAACGCCTTTCCGAGTTCTTCGGAGGACAAGCGGTGTTCAAACATAACAGTAGCTACCATGATTTCCAGATACTCTTGCGTATAACCGATTTTTTTCAAAACGTAGCGGTGGGCAGAGTCCAAATAAAAAGACAACATGGAGTCGTCCATGCTGTCTTCTAGGCGGATATGCTCTTTAATTTTTGTGAGTAATTCGTTCGGTTCTATCATCTAACCACCTACCAATTCTAAAAGCTCGGCTTTTGTCATGGTTGATTTATAAGCAATGCCTACATCGTCTAAATAGGCTTTGATTTCCACAACAGTATTGTCACTAGTCGGCTTTTCTAAGTCGGCCACCCCTAACGAAGTAGGGGAAATTACTCCCCCGCTTTAGGTTCTAACAAACCAAAGGCTTTCGTATCAAGCACAGCCCAATCAGTAATCATGTAGCCAAGATAAATTGTTTCGCGACTAGTCAAATCTTTTTGAGATTGGATAGACAATGGCTCGTTGGTGTTTTGGACCATTCCGGCTTCACCGTTCGCAAACAAGATTTCTCCATCAGCCAATCCACCGTCCATTACGACAGTATAGCCAAACAATCGACCAACACCGCCGGATGTTGCGTCAGGAATAAACACCGGACGATTTTCGCCATCAACGATATTTGCTAGTTTCAACCAGATCGTGTTGTTGTTCGCGTAGATTTTTGCTCCAGAAACGTATGTCGGATGTACTTTTGTCATTAATTGAGTAAGGTTTGTATATGTCGGAATAGTCGCGGCGTCATATTCCACAATTTGAGGAGTAGATGCTTCTGCCTTCAACTCTGTTAGCAGCCCTTTAGGTTCCCCGGTTCCTGTACCAGTAAATACTTTAGTACCTAAAGCCACACCGATACGATCCGCAATTTCTTTTTGGATAAATGGTAAGAATTCGGAAATGCTCATCGCATCAAGCTTAAATGACACACGCACCAGTTTCGCTAATTCAAAGCCGTTCAATTGCACTTCTGCAAAGGTATTCTTTTCGTCTTCGGCAGCTGTACCTTCAGCCACAAATGAAGCATCACCTTGTGTAATTCCAGTATGTTTCTTAAATTTCAAGATACCCGTCACGTTCAACTTGCGAATAGATCCATAGAATGGATATTGTTCACTCACCATTTCCATAATTCCGGCTACGGTTGTTTCTGGGATTAAAATGCCTTGAGTCTTCACTTCGTGTGTATATGCAGCATTATTTACTTTTTCAAAAACCTGTTTGTCGTTAGCATTTAAATCACGGTCCAACATAATTTTCGCAAATACTTCTTCATACTTTGATACAGCCACATCTTTTACTTCTTCTACTTTTTCCAAATTTGCCACCTCTTCTGGTTTTTTATTTTCCAGCGCCTTGTCTTCGACTTTCGCTGGTTTTGGTTCTTCAAACGCTACTTTGTTTTCTGCTTCTAGTTCATCCATCGCGTCGTTGGCTTCTTCAATCTTTCCTTCAGCCAATAAATTTTTGATTGTTTCCAAATCCATTATTTTTCCCCCTTCAAATGTAAAAAACGCAATCTGGCCTCTGCCAAATCACGCTCTTCCTTTTCTTTCATGCTTTTTAATTTGGTGATAAACGATGTGTTAGCCAAAGTTTCAAAACTCGCTACTAATTGCAGTTCCGTTTCTTCTTCTTTTGCTAATCCATCAGCAAATCCATAATCAATTACTTCTTGTGCTGTCATAAATGTTTGGTTAGCCATTAATTCTGATAGGCCTTCTTTGTCCAAACCAGTTTTTGCAACATAAGCTTCCAAAAGCGTGTTTTCGACTGTTGATAACAATTGCGCCGCTTGTTCCATATCCTTTTTCTCACCGCTGACTTCCGCCAGTGTTGGATTGTGGATCATAAACGTAGCGACCGGACTAATCATCACTTCGTCAAACGCACAAGTAATTAATGTGCCGATACTTGCGACAAGACCGCTAATTTTTAACGTGGTTTTGCCAGAGTAATTTTTGATGATGTCATAAATTTCCTGACCGGCAAAAACGGAACCGCCGTTCGTTGTCATGGTTACTTCCACATCTTCACCGTTTAAATTGTCCAATGCGTTTTGGACTTTAGCTGGATAGATGGAGTCTAAATCAAACCAATCAAAAAGCTTGCCGGTTGTGTTTGATACCACATCACCCTTGATTTGTATCTTCTTCATCCGCTTCCTCCTTTCCTTTGTTTTGGTCTAATCGGTCGGTGTCTTTGCGCAGTAAACGCATGTCTCCGCCTTCGACAGGTTCCAATCCAAGTGCAATCGTCCGATATTCGTTGACGGTCATTACGCCACGGTCTAGCCAACCAACCATTTGCAACTTGGTCTGCATACTAGCAAACTGCAAGTTGTTAGACTCAAACATAATTTCGTGCCCCAAAGCTCGTTCTCGACGCGTGAAAAAAGCCTTTGTAAATCCATCTGATAACTGGATTAACACTGGCTCAATTTGCGTTTCGTAATAAGCAATCCACTGATTTTCCGTAAATGTGGAATTGACGATATTGTCATTGGTATTTAGTAAATCTAAAATCCTTTGACGTGTCGCAGCAGACTGCTCTTTTTCTGGCACATAGGAGTATGGTTGCACTTGAATAGCATCGGCTTTGGAGTCAACACCTGCAGCACCAATCCCCTCACTATCCGTCCTCAAAAAATCATCCACAAATTGCTTTGTGTTGGACTTGATATCTTCTGGACGGAGTGTCTGGTTAAATTTCAGCAACCACTTGACCACGTTCGAGTTTTTGATTGCCGAGATAATTCCTTGGTCAGTTGTCTGCACTACTTCCAAAAGTGGTAGCAGAGAGGGAGCTAAGCTATCTCCTAAAATCTCATTCGTAGTGTAGTCGTTACGGATGTGGATTAAATCGGAGTATCTAAACGTGTACGGTTTTCCATCTCGCAGATAAAACTTGATAAAGTACTCGCCAGCAGGATTCATCAGTAATTCTAAAGAGTTTGAGACAATTGGATATAATGCAATCGGTTTGCCTCTATCATCTTTTTCCACATAGATAAAGGCATTTCCATTTATGCGATACTGCCAGATTGTTTTTTCCAAAAGCATTTGCATGCTCATGATTGGGTTTGGCTCCATTAAGACCATTAAGACATTTACGTTTGGATTAATCTTGCTGTTAAACCGATGTTTCGGCACAGTCTTTCCGATAGCAGTCGCTAACGGACGGACAGCACTTCGCACAATATCCGCTTCAAAAACATTTCCACCAAAACCGACAAAACCAGAACTCGGTTCGTCGACCATTTGAAACTTCGTTACTGTTTTCGGAGTTTCGTTTACTTTCCTGTTAAATAATTTCAATTTCTCACCCCTTTCTAAATCAAACCAAGGTACTCTTCCATGTATCGCTCATACGTCGCATACGCGTCCAACAGGCTTGCCAAACCATCAATACGTTTTCTAGGATTGTTGCCCTTAACAGGTTTTATATTGGCGTTCTCGTCCGTTTTTACACGCGTATTCGAGATACACCATTTTAGTAACCCATTATTGTTGTAATTAATCTTTCCGCTGGTTAAATCTGCCCCTAATGCTTTCATCGGACTGGACAAAGAGCGGTATCCTTGGTACACACCTTCTGGCACTGACGGTCCAAAAACATTTTTAAGCTCATCAATTAGGTATCCAGAACTCCACGCATCGTAACCGATTTTAAATGGATAAATGTCATACTCCATTTGCAGCTCCGTAAACCAAGCCGTGATATCTTTGTAGTCTACTTTGCTTTCCCCGGATAGCTTGACGATTCCTTGCTCCAGCCATTTATCATAGGGCACACGATCATCTTTAATTCGTTCGGCAAATAAATCAGATGGCATAAAGTATTTTTGTGCTACATACATTTTTTCTGGCTCATCATGCAATACAAACAAAGCAGTCGCGCACGTTAAGTCAGTCGTAGCAGATAGGTCGATTCCGCCGATATAATATCTCGGTTTCAATTTCTCTAAATCAAATGTCGCTTCGTTGTTAAAGTCATTAAAACTCAACCAAGCGTCTGTATCTGATTCATTGATATTAAATTCTTTGCATAGCATGTTTCGCACCATGCGCGGATTCTGCTTGGCTAAATCTACTTTTTCTTTTAGTGATTGATATTTCTTAATCACACCGATGCCAGGATTTGCCTTTATCCACTTCGATTCATCTCGCCACTCTTCCACATCGTCTAGCTCATACATAAACGGAATTGTCCGTTCATCTTGGTAGCCTTCTGCGTTTTCCCAGCCGTCAATAATGCCTGACATTTCCTCTCGGAGTTCGTCAAAGATATCTTCGCGGGTCGTACCGGATGTCGTAGTGATTAAGATTAACGGTTGTTCTCGTGCGGTCATACTATCGACAATAACATCGTATAGTGGGCGCCCACCCCTACCTTTCCACGAGTGGATTTCATCCATCAATGAGCAGTGCGCGTTTAACCCATCCAAACTATCTGAGTCGCTGGCTAACGGTTTAAATTCAGCATCGTTAAACTCAGCTATCATATCTGCCACGCGTGCTTTTATCATTTTTCGCAGTGTAGGTGACTTCTTAACCATCAGCTTTGCTTCTTGCCAGATAATTTTCGCTTGGTCTTTTTTAGCAGCGGTGGCCAATATTTGTGAACCATTCTCTTGGTCGGCAATCATCATATAAAGGCCAATCGCAGAGGCTATCGCAGACTTCCCGTTTTTTCGACCAATCAACAAAAAGACACGTCGGTATTTTCGATTTCCTTCGATATCTACAAAACCAAAAATTGCTTCAATCATTGCTTTTTGCCAAAGCATTAATTTTAGTGGCTTGTTTGCTTGCTTCCCTTTTGACGGGTGGCAAAATTTTTCGATAAACTTAATCGGATGTTGAGCACGCTTTTTGTCAAAATAAAAATCGCTGTCTGCGTTTTGCAAATCAGCGACCAATTTTTTATAAAGTTTATAAATCTTTTCTGATACTAAGGTTTCTCCACCATTTTGTTTAAAGCTTATCCAATATTGGTAAATGTATGTCTCTCCCACATCAATCAACCCTCTCATTCAAAAAGGCGTTGAATTCGGATAGATCATCATCCGGTTTTGGCGCATCCTTCGGTAGCAATCCTAACAATTTTTCGGTGACAGTCGTATACCGCTGGATTGTCGTATTGTACGATTTCAGGGCTGGGTGTTCTCGGATAATGGAGTAGTTCCCTTGTTCCATTTCATTAACGACACCTTCTGATTGTATGATTTCTTTCAATTCAGCGAGCGTAGCCTTCATAAAAGCAGACTCTTCAATTAGTCCTTTAACCGTTCGTTGTTTCTTGCTGTCTAATTCTTTAAAGATGTCCGTTAACCGTTTAATCTCATTTGCTACCAGACGTTTTCTCGTTTTATCATCCATCCAAATCCTCCTTTCTTTTGAGGTGGGGGGTTATGCAAAAATAGCCTGCGCATTTTTCGGAGGTCCCCCTCCGTTCCCTAACCAAAATCAGAATTAAAAAAGCAAGGGAGGGGTCTGGTTCCCACTCTCTTGCTTTGTTATAAATTATATTGTGCTACCTTTTTTTGTATTACATCTAAAACATGCTAACTTAACGTTATCCCACGTGTGGCTTCCGCCTTTGCTTATTGGAACAACGTGTTCTACTGTTGGATACTTATCATCAATAATAAATGTTCCATTTACCATTGTGTGGGAATCGTAATCACATTTCTCTTTACAAATATAGCACACGCCTTTATCACGTTTATATAATTTAGATAAACTTATATCTTTATCCACTTTATGTTCTGACACCCTGTTTAATCTTTTTAATCTTTTCTCGTGCAAATACCTAGCGTCTCTTTCTCTTTTCCTGCATCTTCTCGAACAAAAGTTTTTTTCTTTGTCGCTAACAAAAATTTCTCTGCATCTTACGCACCGATTGATATATACCGTTCTTAAGCAACTTGTTAATTTAGCGCTACTCTTTAGTAACTCGTTTCTATCTTTTTCTGTTTGTTTGTTTTTATTAGCTATAGATGCGCAATAATCGCACTGTATATTCCTGCCTTTTTTTCTCATAAGGTTAGCGTTTCTGCTAAAAGTCCTGCAACACTTATTACACTTTATAAGAAAATGACTATCAGCATTAATGAACCCTGAGTGATATTCGAATTCATCGTTAAATCTTTCGTTGAACTTTTTGGCAAACTCGTATTCCCTTTTGTCCATTCTGAACTCAAATGCAACTTTAGTATCTAATCCGTTTGATAAACAAATATTTTTAACTTTATCTCTGTTTAATCCTGTTTGTTTGGCAATAGTTTTATATCCTAACCCTTGCTTTCTTAACTCGATTACTTTATCCATTTTTTACCTCCGATTGTTCCGATAAAATTAATGAGGAAAGACATCGGACTGTCCTTTCATTTAGGTAGCTACTCCTAAACTATCCTCATATATATTATACCACAAAACACTGATATATTAACGTTTTATCACACTTTTACCTCTCGACTAGGTTGCCGTCTGCATCAAACATCACATCATCATTCAAAACATTTTCTTTTTCAAAATGTTCTTTGTTGTGGCAATCCAAACATAGATACTCAAGATTAGACCAAGTGAGACTTACTTGCGGATCGTGTATACTCTCCTCTGTCAGGTACTCCTTGTGATGGACGATATATCCTTTGACTATCTTTCCGTTTGACAGACATCTCTCACACAACCCACCAACTGATTTAATATATCCAGCTCTACATTTCTGCCACGCTTTTGACTTATAAAACGGCCTTGATATCTCCCTAGGTATCATAGTTTTTGTATACCACCTCAGCCCCTACCTTCTCGTACCAGTCCACGGTCTGTTTTAGATTAGGCAATGTGTGGGATAGCAGCGAGATAGTCAATGTGTCTCTGCATATATCAACATGTGCATGGTTGCCATTCCAATGGTCTCTTAATCCAAATGGACTATTCTCTGCTTCAATGGCTTTCTTGTATACTTCTGCCATGCCGTGAGTGACAGTAAGCTTTAGTTGTGCTTCGTTAAAGTCCTTCATTGTATCCCTCCTTAAATAAAATAAATAGACAGCCCGAAGACTGTCCTATATGTATAGACACCGGACTGGACTACCGCCTCCAGTCGTGGCCAACTCGTGTATCAAAGCCTCACACAGGCAACTTGCCGTATCTCTAGCAAGTCCAACTTAATGTTAATGTCACTGGAGTGATACTGCCCCACTCACGTATCAATACCGTGGCCGTTGCTTAGGCAGCCATCTTGGGTAGCTCTAAACGCATTGATACACCCTAACGTCTTCTACTTCCGCCACAGTGACATAATATTAAATCGCCGGCCGGTTAGTGAACAATCTACGGAACTGTAGTAAGGAGTGATTTCTCATATCCTTAATTGTATTCCGGCCAGCGACATTGGAATTTGAATTGAGGCGCATCGTTAAAAATTATCCTAAAGGAGGAAACCATGCCATAGTTGGTCGCCTCATTCAAAATCCCACAATATAATTTTACAACGTTTTAAAGCCCCGTGCGTCCGAATTTCGTCCGAATTTAAAGCGCTTTGTCCAATTCCTCAAAAAATCGATTCCGCAATTTAAACGCCTTATCTTTCCCACAAGATATCTTCCGTTCCTGAACCAGCCCCTGCATGGTGTAGCGTGGAAACTTCCGCATATACAGCTCACGTATAATCGTTTCTGTATCTACACCACAATCTTCTAACAGCTCACTCACGACCTTTTGGTTGTGTCTAAACTGATTAATCGCATCATGCGTTTGTATCGTCCACAGTGTCTCTGTGGCTGTCTCAGGCGTGGTCTTAGTCCCCCGTCTGTCTGATGCGTAATCATCCGGTTTGTGTGGATAGCGGATAGATTCTTCAATCTTAGCTATCTTTAGATTGTACTCCGGATAATCACGCAATACTTGTTTCACACGCTCAAAGCGCCATTTTTCTAAGTCCAACCTGCCTGCCTCCCTACTATTCAATACCAGCTTTTTTTATTACGTACATGTTTCTCCCGCCAGATACATTTAAGACTT